GTACAATCCTTGATTGATTACTCTATCGTTCACTCTATCGTGAAACGTATTGTGTTTCTTATTCGTCAACGGCAAACAATTCCATTCAACGAATTCAAGTTCAGGATATTCAGATACAGGAAATATATGGTGAACCATTTCTGCTTGAATAGAAATTCCGTAACGCAAACTTTCTTGACAAAGATAATCATGCTTACGCATTATCCTATCACGGAACTTCTCCCACTTCTTAGATCTCAAGGATGGTCTGATAGGTTTGTTGTACATAGCAAACCTCCTTTCTCAATGCTAAAAGGGACAGGCTCTTGACCTATCCCATCTCATACAAGAAATCTATGCTACCATAATAAACCTTTTTTTGTGAGACTTCAAGATGTCTTTTGTCTCATCTTTTGTCTACAAAATCATATACGAGAGCTCCAATAAATACTAAAGGCAGAAATAGAAAAATCAATCCATGTTTAAATATTTTCCCTATATCTTCTTTTGTCCAATCGAAAACAATTTTCAAAAACATCAATGCGATAAAATAACAAACTAAATATCCTATGAGTAACATATTCCTCTCCTCCAACTATACCAATTTTATCCCTCACTTTCACATATCTTATATTTTGTTAAACTCACTCTAAATCTCAAACCCTTACTAGGCATGGGTTTTAAAGAGTTTCATTTTTTCAGTTTATGCTTAACTCATTATGTGAAAGTAATATCTAAAAAAATTAAATGACAAAGTTCCGTAAAGCATCATCAAGATCTGCTTGTTCTATTCCTATGTATCTCAAGGTTATTGCAGGTGATGAGTGATTGAACATTTTCTGTAATGTTCCTACGTCCTTTGTCTTGTTGTAATATTTATAGCCGAACGTCTTGCGCATTGTGTGTGTGCCAACATTATCAATGCCAAGTTCTTCAGCTGCTTCATGTATGATTTGATAGGCTCGCTCACGAGTGATTGCTTTATTCTGACCTTGCCTACTTTTGAATAAGAAATGATGAAATGGTTTGTCCTCGACATATCTCCTCATTTCTTTCTTGAGCTCTTTTGTCATCCGTCTTGTTATCTGCTTGCCAGTCTTCCGTTCTCTCAGTTTGATGTGCCAACCTTGAACATCTTTAACTTTCAAGGTAAGTATATCTCCGACTCGCAAGCCAGTATTCAGGCCTGTAATGAATAGCATATAATACATCTCATTCCACTCTCTGAGATAATCTTTCATTGCCTGAATGTCGTCACTATCTTTTATCGGTGATACAAATTCCATATTCTACCTCCTTTCCCAAAACAAAAAGCCAGCATTTGCTGACTCTTGACGATACTTCTGTTGGACAACTTTTCTGACTAGAATTAAGGATGACTCCTAAAGTGTGATGTGTGTTTTTGTTTCAGAAGTTCATGCTATCATAATAACCCTTTTTTTGTGAGACTTCAAGATGTCTTTTGTCTCATGTTTATTTATAGCTCACCTTTCAAAATAGCGTACTGCTCTAGGATAATCCTTCTACGTCGATAGATTGTAGCTTTGCTCATGAATTTCTGTTCTGCTATTTCTTCCCATCTCAGTTGAGGATATCTCCAGCGCAGATTAAAGATTTCCTTATCCTCATCAACTAGATTGAACAGGAGTTTGTTAATAATAGCTTTGAACCCTTCGAGAAATTTTAAGGTTGGATCATCCGCTATTCTGATTGCAATGGTTTCGGTAGGTTTGCTTATTCCTACGCTGGGCCCACTTTGAGAATCTGGATTTCGAGTTTCTAGTTCTAGCCTTCTCAAATCTATTGTCCGTTGAATGTTTTGAAATTTGAAAAGTTCTCTGTCTAATGTTTTGAGGTCTTCGTCGCTTAATTTCTTCAATTCCTACCCCTTCGATATCTTCGTGACTGCTTCCACTTGATAATCTTACCTTCGTTATTGTTGTTGAAATAATCCGGCAATCTTGCCGTTGGGCTCTCTTTATAGACCACTTTTTCAACGACCTGGACTCCAGGCATCATTTCATCATCTATCCATCCAACTAACCAAGCAGGATTCACGTCATATGTTTTAGCAATCATTTCAATTTGCTTAATCGACGGATATCCACCTCGCTCGTACAAATGAATTGTGTTTTGGGAGACACCTGTATCTCTGGCCATATCTTTGACGGAAATACACAAGTCCTCTCTAAGTTCTTTCAATCTTAGCTTCATCTTGCTCTCCACTTTCTAGTATTAGCTTTTATGAATGTAGCCTGCTCTTGCATCTGCTTCCATTCATAATCCATGATGATTTCAAGCTGATTGTTACAAAGACCTTTTAAGAAATCATTTTGAGCTTCTAGTTTCTCAATATCCTTATAGGCCCTTTCATACAGTTCATCTTCCAGAAATCTAATGCGCTCTGCCATCGCTTCCTGAATAATGATATAAGTTGGTTTCTTGTACTTTGTCATTACAATATTACCTCATCTCCAATTCTCAATGATTCGTAGCTTGTTTGCGTGATTACGAAAATGCCGTAGTTCTGTACTGTGATTGTGTGCATGTCGCCAATTTTCTCCTTGTGGACGACTCTGCCTTTGATTTCTGCACCTTGATTATCAGCTTTATAGACGACAATCGGACGTTTTGCTTCTAGTTTTTTTATGTGGATACTCTGCCAAATATTTAATCCAGCAGACAATAAAATCCAGATTGCGATAAAACGTTTCATTCTGTGACCTCCTTACTCTTCTTCATCCATAATTTCATTAAACTGCTCTTCGTTAATAAGTCCACGGTCCATCATTGTTTGGACCGTCAATTCAATTTTTATCAATCTGTTCAATTCTTTGTTAGGCAACGTAGCCATAATAACTTCTTTCATCACTCCACCTCATTTCTCAATTCAAAACCAATTCCATATAAGAGCAAATCATTTTGAAAGTCAACGAATGATTCAATTGTCTCAGCTTCTTGAAAGTCGTATTCCTCCACCGTACTTAAGAAATCATCAATATCATTTCTTTGGACACTTCCGTATTCTGTCTTTGTATGTTCCATAGCTGTTTCATAGCCATCAACATCAATTGTGTAGCGTATTCTGCCATTCGAAAAATCATATTTGTAATTCTTGATAATCATCACTCAACCTCCTCCACTTCAAATAGTGGACTATTAAACACTTCACCAAAACCAGAATATTCTAGTTCCTTTCGTGTAAATTTTTCGTTGTTTTTCCCATTGTTAAAAAAGTGGAATCCAGTTTCTGTTTGATTTAGATAATCATCTGTATTTTTTAACTTGACTTTGTATTTTGGCTCTTTCTCGGCCTCATAGTCAGTCAACCACGCTCGAGCGAAAAGTTCTTGGTTGTTTTTGTCATTAAGCCATTTCTTCACGAATTCGCTTTTTTTAGCGTAGAGATGGATTGTGTTACTATCTAGTGCATCACGCAAACTAAAATCTTTTAAAAGTTGGCATTCGAAAATCCAGTCATCCATAAAATTAGGTAGAAGCACTTTATTCAATTCTTGCCGAATCTTATCAGCATCTTTCAATTGATTGCCAACCCACGCTCCCTCAAGTTTGCCTTGCTCGTAACCACTACGGTATTTCATCGAACCGTAGTCGTCCCCTAATTCTTTTAGAATGTCATTAAGCCATCTGGTTTGAGTTGTTGGATCAAACCCTTTAATTCGACCAACAACATCCTTTAATTTGAATGGCAACGGTTCTGGCTCGTCCAAAGACCGCAAGTCTTTCAAAACTAAATCAACCGAGGTCATTTTTTTCTTGCTAGCTTTAAATTTTTCATATCGTTCAATTAGTCCCTGTATGTTCATTCTCAAACTCCTTGCTTTCAATTTTTCTAATATCAACAACGTCTTCAAGATGTTCTCTTGAACACCACTTGTTTTTTATACACTCTCTAATGAAATTGTTTTTATAAAAACAATGTTCTATGTAAGCAATTGGAAATAATAAGGCAATAAATGGCGCACACACAAGTAGAGACAAATAAATTGCTACTCTTCCAAATTTTGAATCAGCAATATACTCGTAAAACTCAATAGGCCCGTTTATTTTTCGCAAGTGCCTGATAAAAATAATATAGTTTTTTCTTTTCATCCTTCACACCTCATACGCTGATTTTTGTACTAATTTCGTTTGTTTCATCCATTCCTTGGCTATGTCCCAGACCTCAGCTGGTACATCTTGGTTATACTTGCCACGAAATTGGGCTATCTTCCCCTGCCTTACTTCGAGTGTGTAAAGAGGTTTTTTAGGTTGATTTGACAGGCGGACAAACACTATTAAGGTATTACCTTTAAAATGCTTGTCTGTGTATGAGCTTACGCAATGGTGTAGTTTCTTGCCCTCATAGATCAGCTCAGCCACTTTTCTAGGGACATGGAATGCGTATCCATTGATTGTCTTATCCATTCCTTCTCTAAGTTTAAACTCAGCTTCAAGTTGCTTGCGTTTCTTCTTATCTTCCAGTTTTTGTTTTTCTTCGACGAATTGATTGTATAATCCGACTGTGTGATTATGCATAGCCGTGAAATCCTTTGGCACAAGCATAGCATCACCTTCAGGCTCAATGCCCATTTCTCGTAGCATCTTGAGATAGTCAAGGTATTCATTGAAGTCAATATGATTCTTGATAACCCAATTCTGAAACTTATTGTTCCCTACACCTTTCGGTATATGCTTGATATCGTGGTAAGTCAGATAAGACTCAATGCCAGGAACCAGTTGGCCGTTCCGTTCTTTTAATCGACGGCTCAACTCAAATTCATTAAAACTACGATTTGAATTCTTGAAAAATTGTTTATTCTTCTGAAGCCATCTGCGATTCAAGGTTCGCATATCTACGTTTTTGGTGAATCCAGTGTAACCTGGATTCATGATTTCATTGGCCAATTTATAAGCATGAATTTTCTGAGCAAATTCAATTTCAAACTTATATTTGTAAAGCCGTTCAATTTCCCAGTAGCAAATATTCCCGAACTTCAAATATTTGAGTTCAGATACCTTTTTAAGTTTTTCAACCCAGTTGTTTGGATAGAATTTATTACCTGTATAATATCCTCCGCTAAAGAAATTAGCGAAAAGATACGGATAAAATTGTCCGTTGTAATCTTGGCCAATCTTCACATGTTTGTCATTTTCGAATCGCTCCAAATTTGTAAATTGCCAATCGATAAACTGTTTTCCTTCAACCAACTTCGACCTAAATTCATAAGATTGGATCTCAATGCGCTTCGAGGTACTGAGAATGATAGAGAAAAAGTAAGTCTTGTCATAAAAAGTGAGCCGTGACGACTTTGTCAGTCGCTTTTCAATACAATGACCAAGGTTCAAATCTGAAGCAATTATTGTCTTGTCCTTATTGGTCCATTTGTACGTTGTGATTTGCGAATAGCACCAGCTCCAGAAGTTTGCAGGTGGTTTCAATCGTCTATCGGCTTCTCGCTTGCATTGTTCATGTTTCATTCATCCAAGAAATCGAAAATGCTCATTTGCTTTTCGACTACTCCTTTCTCTTTCTTAATTTTAGGTTTCATGATGATATCATCGTCTGGACCAGCGCCTTTCCTAATTTTGGCGACATCAACCTTTTCTTCAGGAGAAGCCTGAGATTTGTCTTCCTTTTTCTTCTTGACAGGCTCAACAGGCACCTGCTGGATATTAGATACTTGTGAATTTGAGATAAAGTACTCTCTAACCCATCTGAAGACAGTAGCATCATCGATACAAGCGACTCCGTTTTCAGCAAATTTACGGGCTTTTTCTTTAGCATGGCTTAAAGCACACTTCAGAGAGTATCGCTCTTTTAAGATTCCTTTAAATAATTCCTCATCCTCCTGATCACATATCCAGTTATGAACACGGTCAAGTGATTTATCATGTGGTTGATTTAATTCCTCTAGCAACTTCGCCAGAGCTTTTTCTTTGATTTCATTCATATCATTTTCCAAAAAATACGACTGCCTCTGTGTGTGAGTTTGGCTAAATACGGGCAGTCGCTCGTCCAGGTCACACGACCGATTGACGCATATTCTAGCTCGCTTTTAACGTGGTTCTCGGCACGTTGATTTTGTCGCTAAGTAATAGCAATCTACAGCACCATAATCAAAACGTACATCATCTTTTCCGATATATTTTTTGAATTTTGGTCTGGTAATACCTGAGAAAGCCCATTGATGGTCTTTCATCCGTTCGATAAGTTCATCCACATTGTTAAAACTCCCAAGGAAAAACTTGCAGTGCCCATTGTAGACGAAATAGAGATTTAATAACAAGGTGTCTCACCTCTCTAAAAATAATCTTTCCTTTTATTTTTCAAGTCATTAAATACCATCAGATGATCATTATCTACACCCTTCATCAATCGGCTCATAAACGGCCGACCGTATCGTTTCTGAATTTCTTGTGCAGTCAGATTAGTCGTGATAACAGTATTGGCTCTTTTATTGAGAATGTTGTAAAGAATACTGAAGGACCACTCACTGTCCTTCTCCATGCCAAGATCATCCAAGACCAAAAACTTTGCACTAGCGATTTTATTGACCAGGAACTCTTCCTGACTAAAGTCCGCCTTGATTTTCATCAGTAAGTCAGTGGCATTGATAAAAATAGCAATTTCTTTTGTAGTTTCTGATAAGGCTTTCATAATGCCAAAAGCAAGATGGCTTTTACCCGTTCCAGCTTCGCCTTGAAAAACAACATTGTTTCTCGCTCCACCTGCCCACTCTCTACAAATTTTTTTGGCAAACTTCAACTTTTCAGCTTCTTTTTCAGTCGGTGTGTCAAAGTTGTCAAGAGTAGCATTTTTCAGTACATCATCATAGAGAGAGAATCTCTCAAGATAGAACTTCCGCTCTCGTTCATGCTCGGCATCAGCCAACTCATTGACCTTTATTTGATTCTCTGCATGGATCCGTTCCGATTCACATAAGCGACAAAGGACATCATTTGTCCGGAGGATTTTGATCAAGGGAATCCCATGCTTTTCGCAAATTTCAGCCTGCTGTTCAGTATTTCTATGGTAAGATAAGGCCGTCTCCTCGAGTGCATCAGTTACCATGACATCTTACCTCCACAAGCCTGCCAGCTGGCCATATCTGATAGGCACTCAGTAACGGTAGAAAGAGGTTGTTTTATAAGCAAAGATTTCTTTTCGTCGCTGATCGGATAAAAGTCATCTTCAAATTGCTCGATAAGTTCTAAAATCCCCATTCGTCCTTAGCCCCCTGTTCTGATTTTTTTTCATTTTGTTGTCTTCCTTGAAGATGGGAGTTCTTGCTATCTTTATATTTTTGGTCATTATCATCTACCTGTTCAATAGTTGTAAAACCTTTCTTTTTCCAATTTTCAAGAATGCCTCTCAGATACTTGAAACTAGGTTGATAAACCTCCGAAGTTATCTCAATTGCACGGTTTAACATATCAAAACTCATTCCATCAAGTCCTACATATTCAAGCAGCTGTTGATGTTGTTTATTGTTTATCCGAATACCGCTATGTTTCAAATTTTCAGATAAGCTGGAACTAACTATCGTCTTATTATTTTCTTTCTCTATCTCTGTATCTATATCTATATCTTTCTCTATATCTATATCTCCGTTACGCTTTGTTACATCGTTGTTACATTGTAACGCTAATTGATTCTCTCGAAACTTGCGAACCCTTCTGGCACTTGCGGTTTCACTACCTACCATCTCAGGAACTTGTTCTAAGAAATAATCTCTGTCATTTTTTCTAGTCAGCAAGCCTTTGCTTTCTAAAAAAAGCAAAGTAATTTTGATGTCTTCAACATTCTCGTCAATCATAAGAGCGATTTCTTCGGCTAGATTGTCAGCGAGACCATCGTAGTAGATGCACCCTCCATCTTCCAAACTAATCAACATCATTTTGAGATAGATGATGGTGTGCGTATCGCCGCCAGCAATCTTCCGAAGCAATTTCATTTCTTTTGACTTGAAAAAATCTTGAGTGAGTTGAATCCAGTAGTATCGCTTATTTTTAACTACCATTGATACCCTCCGTTTTAATCCACAAATGTTTCTTTTCGTGTCACGGGATCAATATCCACACGTCGCCCTGTTTTAAAGTCGATAAACCCTTTTTCAAATTGTGGCACTTGAAATTGAATCTTCTTTTTCGCTCTCATGGCCATTTTCAGCTTGATATTCATCATCAGCGATTCAATCAAGACCACTGAAACTACTGTGCATACTGCGATAATTTGTAAATTGTTCATGTTTTTTATCCTCTTTTTGTGCTATAATATAGTCAAATAATTTTGCTAAGACCTTGTCCAGAAGCCTTTTAGTAAAGTTATTATATTTGATTAGAGAGCCATTCTTTGATGGCTCTTTTTGACCATTTCTTACCAGGTAATTCCTTTGGGAATCCCTTTAAGTAACGATAATTATCTGAAAATGTGGCATACTTAATTCCTAGAAAATCACAGGTAGTGTTCACATCCATCAACTCTGGATAGTGATCACTATCTTTTTCTATCTCGACTAGCCTTGTGATTGTGTCCTTAATAATGGACTTAATCCATTCAGATAGTGAAAGTAGAACATTGTCCATCTTCTTCCCCTCCTACCCTTCGTCAAATGAGTTCAATTTCATGATTTTCATCTTGGTATTGGTGCTTGGTTCCCACGTCATCCAATAGGCCAGGGCTGCATCTGCGAATTTTTTCGGTAGCAAGTCATAGCGACTAATGTTGAAGTGATCTTTAAAGTCAATCTCAGCTTGTCTAAAGACTGATTGAGCGAAGATTTTGTCAGCATAAGCTGGACTATCGATACCACCAAGGCAAGCCACAACCCGAGCCTTTCTCTTCTTCAGTAGCGATTGAGCATAGCTTGGATGAATCGGTTGCTCACTCTTGAGGTAGTCAATATCTTCCAGCATGGTCGCTTGTTGCTCACGCAATTTCTTTTGCCCAGTAAATAAAGCAATAAAGGCATCCTCGTCCAAATCTTCACGGATGAAACCACCCTGCTTGCGAATAGCTGGCAAGACCTCTGAAGTCACCCAACGTTTAAACTCTTTCGCTTGAGGTAATTTACTGGATAAGATAAGAGAGTAGAGTCCAGATTCGTTGATAACTGTCTGATTTCTCATTTGACCTGCCGTCGCGATTTGCGACGTTAGCTTATCATCTTCATCAACGTGTTTTGCCAGAGCGTCTCTTGAATTTGCATATCCCAAGATATCTGCAATATCCTTCCCAACGAACCAAGGTTCGTCATCAATTGTCAAAGTACGGACTTCCTGCCCGTGAAAATTAAAAATTTCGTTCATAATGTTCCTCTTCTTACTTTTCCTAGTGTTAAAATAGTTTCCCAAACATCTAGTCCCTCAAGACTATCAATCATCATCTGACTAAGTTGATGATTTTTCTTCTGCCAATTCAGTATTATTTTTGCTTGCATGTATGGACCTCTCAGTGATTTCTCCAAGGATTCTCAATTCCTAGAACATCTGTGACTTTTTCTTTCACATAATCACTTCCTTTGCCATACTTCAGCAGTTCTGAAATGACCGATGGTGTGACAAATACTTGTTTTGCCAACTCAGCTTGAGTCATATCAAGCTCAATCAAACGAGTTTTGATTTTAGCCTTGATTATCTTTAGTTCTTTACTCATATTTTTCCTTTCTATATTTCTCTGCTTCTTTTGAAATTTTCAAAAGCATTGAAAGTCCCCCAACTACTCCATCTAGATACCCTCGCCCATAATCTGTCGCTAAGAGTTCCAATAATTCTTTCAGGTCTTCTTCGTTCATCCCTGACCTCCTTTTAAAAAATTATCTAAAAAGTTAGCGAATTTCTTGACATTAATAAATAAATTTATTAAAATCAAAACATAGAGAAAAGACCTACTAAAAAGC